TGCTAAACTTGAAACTGTAATAGTATCTCCTGCACTTCCCAAAGTAGTTCTTCCTAATTCTACCCAACCACCTGTTGTTGCAGGAACAGGAATAGAACTTCTTTCTGCTGTTGTTCCCATAATTCTTCTGCTGTCTAGATAGTTAACCATGTTTATTCATACAACTCCGTCATATTTAAACTTCCTCTGTCCATACAAGGTCAGTAGTAGATGTTGCTCCGTTGTAAATGTCAACATTATCAACTTCCCATGAAACACCTGATGATCCACCACCTTGTGAGTATGTTGAATGTTGTAAATAAGCCAAATTCACTACATCTGATGGTATGTTTGTTTTAACTATATCTGAAATAGCTGTAGCTCCTGTTCTGTTAGAATTAGTCCAAACTTTTAATGTAGCTTGTGTTGCAGAATCACGAATTAATCTACAATAATAATTAGTTGATGTAGAAATTGATGTAAATGCTGTATAACTTGCAGTTGATCCATTTCTATGCATTATACCAAGTTTATTACCATCTATTGCTACTGCAATTACATCTTCATTTACACCTGAATTTTCAGGAGTTCCACCTGTTCCAGAGGTCAAAGCTAATGGAAATGATGTTGATGTTCCACTGTCAACCCATAAATCAAAATCACAAAACCATTTTGTATCATTCAGTGTAGTTCCAATAGATTTGTAAACACGATGTTCTGCATTTGTTCCTGCATTATTTACTGCAACTTTTCCTGTTACATGACTATTTACTGTAACTAACGATCCAACTTGTGTCCAACCTGTGTTAGATGTGTATTCTTCTTCAAAGGTCACACTTGCTAATACTCTATAATAAATCTTTCGTGTATCAGTAGCTTCAAATCTTGAACCTGATTGAACATTGTTTCCTAGAATTGCTTCTTCTGTTACATCTGCACCTAATGCTGAAAGATTAGACGAAGTCCCAATATCTGTTCCAGAACCCCCATTATCATTTGTTTCTATTTGAGTAAATGCTGATGATGTTCCAGATTGTTTTCCTGTTCCCTCTGTTCTTACAGGTGCGTTAGATGCTCCAGCTGTGTTTGCTCCCATAGACCAAGCCATGAATAGTTTTTCTTCTGATGATATGTTAATTCCATAGGCAATATAGAATTGGTCGTTTGCTACTCCACCATGTCCCCAATCTATGTTAGCTCTACTAACGCTTGTAGTATCTGATCCTCCATTGTTTGATTTTCTTTGTGCGTATGTTGATGTTGTTAATCCATCTATGATGAATTTTTGGTCTATTGCACCATTTTGAAGTAAATGGCACATTATAACATTAAATTTAGTTGCTGTTAAATCTGATATTGTTACTGCTCCTCCTGCACTTCCCAACGTATCAGGTGTTCCATTCTTAGCCCATGCCATTTCTATTCCTCATTCTCCATTTCTTTTATAGTCATTCTAGTCAGCACCCCATACCTTTATTATAGTATTATCACCAAAAGTTCCTGTTCCACTATCTCTATAGATATTCATTTGGGTTATCTGGGATGATGTATTTGCCCATTTAGCTGCAAATTCAATTCTATTACCTGCATCTGTTGCACCTGCTGTATCATTTCCCATTGTATGACCTAAGACTAGTTTTTCATTTGATTGGTTATTAATAATAAATGCGTTCCAAAAAGTATTACCTGTTGATTGAATATACGAACCAAAATAACCTAATGAAGTAAATGTGCCATCTGTTCCACCGTTTGATGATTGTCTCATTGAATAGTTAGAACCAGTATCAGAATTGAATCTAATTCTCCAATCAGCATAACCTGCTCCGTTATTATCAGTGAACATTTGAATCCAGAGATATTTTTTTGCTGTAAATGTATTTGTATCTAATGTTGATGGAGAACCTGAAGCTGTAACTTCATCCAATTCTTCCCAAAAGTTGTTAGTATGTGTATCTGCTGGATCCCAACCAAGTACGACACATTCTGAACCAGTAGCATAAGAACCAGATTGAGCATTGAATCCTAATATACTTGATATTGGATTACTTGTTTGTGCGTGTTTATTAACAGCTTCTCTACGATTTGGAGCATTTGTTGCTCCTGCTGCATTAGTATCCGCACTATGCCAAATTCCCAATTTTTCATTTGCTGAACGGTTTGCTAAATAACCAACAATAAATTTATCTGATGAATCATCAGGACTATTTACTACCAAAGAAGATCCAGATGTTGTTGTTCCATCTGATCCACCATTAGATGAATATCTAGATGAATAATTTGAACCTGTATCGCCATTAAGTCTAAACTGCATATCCATAGCAGCACCGTCTAATTGAGCATCAGCTAAAACCATATAATATCTCTTATCTGATAAACCTGTAACATCAATATTATCTCCTGCACTACCTAAAGTAGTTCTTCCTAGTTCTACCCAACCGCCTACTGAACCTAATGGAAGTTGTGTTCCTGTTCTATCAGAATCTAAACCTTGTATTCTTCTACCTGCATGATAAGTGACAGTCATTTTCCATCATCACCACATCTATGCAATTTGAACCTCTACTGCTGATCCGTTCTTCCAAATCTTTGTAAAGACTCCCTCATTGTTAGCATCAATCTTTTTAATGTAAATATCTCTGTCACCTACACCGACAGTTCCGAAACTTGATGCTGTTCCTGTGTATGATGTGTTTGTAGTATTTGTATATGTGTGAACGATTGTTGCTCCACCACCTGATGCTGTTTCCCATGATGGGTTTGCACCTGTACCATTGGTTTGTAAAACTTTACCTGAAGTTCCTGCTGGTAATCTAACCCAATTAGTTCCATTAAAGTATAAAATATCTCCCTGTGCTTCACTTGAAATTGTCAAGTCAGTTACAGTTGTTACACCTGCATTAGATATTGTTACGTCTCCACTTGGAGTTACTGCTGTTGGTACTGCACTTGCGTTACCAATCCAAATCTTTCCATCTGGAATGTTTGGAATATCGTTTGATCTACCTGAACCACCAACATGTATATGTCCATCAGAAGCATTATCTTTTAACACTAGACCGACATTTTGAATTAATGCGGTTCCTGTTGGTTTTGTTGTTACCCAATCACCAGAAGTTCCAACGTAAAGTATTGTACCTTCTGCAATACCATCAGTGTTAAGACCTGTCATCTTACCTTGTTGTAAGACTTTACCAGTTGAACCTGCTGAAATTGCTTCCATTGTAATACCGAAAGCTGGCATTGTTGAAGCACTTGTGTTATCTGCTAGAGAAACTTCAATGTAAGAATTTAATGTATTATAACCACTAATGTAAACAAATTTGCCTTTTTCAATAGTTGAAGCACCAGCGTTTTTACATAGATAAAATAATTTATCTGGAGAATTATTAATCCAAGCTGAACCGTTATAGACTAGAGTTTGATATTGTGAAGCACTTGTAATTGTGACATCTCCAACATCGTTTAATGCGTTGACTACACCACCACCATAGCCATACCAATAGTTACCCTTACGAATAAGGATTGTAGGACTTGTTGTTGATAGTGTCTCATTTGCGTTAGAAACTGTCCTAATTTGTCCACTTACTGATGGTGAACTTGTATTTGTTAATGTAATTGTATCTCCTGCATCTGCAAAGAGATAAAGTAAATCGTATTCACTTGTGTTTGTAATTGCTATAGTATCAATAGTATCTGTTGTACCTGTTTCTGCTGCTGCAATTGTAACAGAATCGGTAACTGTTAATGCTCCTGAAGAAATTGTAATTGTTGCTGTTTGTGGAGAGAATCCCAACATTCCCTCTGCATCTGGTGCTTCATTCCATTCATTAGAACCGACTGGAGAAGAACCATCATCAGGATAGGTATTAGTATCTACCTGAGTTGCGTGTTTATAGATTGCTTTACGTGCCATTAACTATGACCTCTTATTTCTTTATTGTCTGCTTTCTTTAATACAAAGTTTACTTTTTCTTCGTATCTAACTTTATCATCAAGACCACCAGTGGCTTTTGGAAATTTCATATTCAATCGTTCTAAAAGATTGAACACACCCCATGAATTAAACATGGTGTGGTTATACTCCGTTGAATGTATGATTCACGAATAGTTTGAGTGTATCTGTGCTTGTCTTGTGGAAACTTGCAGGACTGCTAAAATTCCAGTGTGTTAGGATTTTAGTACCTGATACTGGGCTTGTTTGTCCAACATCATAAATTGCTCCACCTGTGATTGGGTTTCCTGCTGATGTATCGATTTGGCTTGTTGTCCAGTCAAATCTGTAAGATACTGCATCTGCTGAAGCACCTGTATTATCTGAATCTTGGTCATTGGTTTTTGGATAACCTGCATATAAGCCTTGAACAGCACCAGTTGTGGTAATTGGTGAGTTTACGCTACCATAGGTATCGGTCTTTGCTAGTGTATCTGCTGAAGATGGATTCTGCAAAACACATGCTGAAGCACCAAAGTCTTCGTTTGTAGCTGGGGTTTCACCTGCTGCTTTCTTTGCATAATAAATATCACCGTCATTGGTTACAATGTTTGCACCGTACCACCATTCTTTGCTTCCATCTTGGTGGGTAACTACTAAACAAATATTATTTTTTGGATCGATTTCTGTTGGGAGTGATTGTCCGTTTCCTTTAATTAACATCATGTTATACCCTAAGATTTTGATATATTTAAAGATTATTATTATACCTTTGATTTTTGAATCGAAGATACAGTAGTAGATAAAGTTAACGAATCGTTTTGGTCAAGATCAAAGCCATCTATTAAGTTTTCTCCTACTTGTATAATTGTTTTTGATTCAGGGTAATGCCATTCTATTTGTTTAACTGTTAATTCTGTTCCTGAAACACCTGTTTTTCTGTTAATTACCTTGACTTTATGATTTTCTCTTATGTTATTTGCCAAGTATGGTAATTCTATTTGGTATCTATCTCTAGTATCTTTATTATGAGATATTAATTTTTGTGCTAATCTTTGGAAATCTGCTCTTTTAGTTAATTGAGGTACAAATAATCTTCTATAATATTCACCATAAGTAGATATTGATGTAGAATCAGAATCAAGAAAATAAGAATCAGATGAACCAGATGTGTCTTCATAATCATAATCTGCGGTTACACTGTTATGTGCAACTAAAAATGTAACTTTTCTTTCATCATAATTAACTGTATAATCTGTATCTTGTACTAATATTCCTGAAGAAGAATCAGTTAATGTTAAGTTGTTTGGAAAATATGTTAAATCTTTTACAGTTCCTATTGACACAGCTCCAAGTCCTTGACTCCTGTGTTTAAGAAATTGTCTGCCTATTAACTCTACAGAATTTACCATATAGTTATCAGCTTTACCCATATCTAAAATTCTAACTCCTCTACTTTCTTCGCCTTGATTACTTTTGTATTCTAAACCTGTTGCAATACCTTCATCTTTTTCTAAATAAAATATCTTTCTTCCATTAGACCAGAAAGCAGAATCAGCTAAACCGTTTAAAACAGTTCTGACATTAACCAAAAATGAACCTTCTGCCACATAATTACCTACTAATGTATGTGGACTGTAACCAGTTCCTATTATTACAGAATAAGATGAATCTGCTAAAAGTATAAGTGATTTCATTATATCATCTGTTGTAGAACCATCATCATATATGTTCTTTTTAGTTCCACCTATTGAAACTCTAGTAATAAATGAAGAATCATTTGGTGTTGTGTTATCAAATTGATTAGAGTTGAATGAATAATTTAAAATAACATCTCCATCACCTTTACATGATAAAGTTTTATTCTTTACACTATCTTTTATATTAAAAATCCTACCGTTAAACTTCATTGTTGTTGGAGTAGATGAACTCATTTGTAACAATTCAGCATCATTTTGATCCAAATAACCACCTGTGTATATTTTTAATTGAAATGCTATTCCTTTCCAAGTATTAGCAGCGTTGTTTGATCCATCTCTTCCTGCACCTATCCAAATATCTGATGTATTTGCTAATGTATATGGTGGTTGTGGTGAATCAGATGATCCTGTATCTGATGTGTCTAATGTTAAACTACTTAATGATGTAGCACCATTATACCAAGATCCACTTTCTTCCCCATCAAAACTAAATCTTAAAAGATTATCTCCTTCTCTCCATAATCGTAAAATAAATGGTTTATCTACATTAACTTTTCCGTAAGCAGTATTACTTGATGTGTATTTCCATTCCTGTTTATATTCTCTTTCTATAGAATTAAACCTAACTCTTGCATAACCTGTCCAAAAATCATCTGTTATAAAACCAATAGTTTGTGAATTTTTTGTTATTCCTACTTCTATTCCGTTACCAGATGAATCCATCTTACTAAAAAATATTCTTTTATCACCAACAGAGCCACCTGAAGCACCAGATACATCTATTGAAGAACCTGCACATACAATATCAAATTGTTTTGAAAAATCAAATTTAGTATCATGTGATACAGTTGTTTTTGTTCCTGCATATATTATGCCATAATTCATATAATATCTTGGAGATGTTAAATCTGTATTTTTATATGTTTTAGTGCTTATAGTTTTTGTACTAGATGGATTAATAACTGAATCATAAGAATCATCACCATCTAAATCATAACCACCTTCATCTACTGTACTTCCTTGAAAATTATAAACTGCTGTTAGATTTGTGACATCATTAATATCTTGTATGTATCTAACTCTATCATTTTCATCTGCTTTTGTATTTGCAGGTAATACAAGTTCAGCAGTATCTACTGTTCTTGTTCCTTCTTTTCTTATTATAGCACTAAGTATTTTTACTTCATGTGTTCCAGATGTGTTGGTAATAATTACTTTTGCTAATTTTTTGGTCACTGTATCGTCACCTCTAATGTAGGTGATTTTTCTCCTTTACCATTAGAATTAACTGCTCTTACGTATACGTCCCAAATTGTAGATGAGTTTCCACTGCCTAAATTAATTTGAACAGATGTAGAAGATACAAGTGATTCTTCAAACCATACATTAGTTCCACGTTTTTTATAATAAACAGTATATGTTACAGAACCATTCGTTGTTCTTGGAGCAGTCCAACTTGCATCTAATCTATTTGCTGCACCAGAAGTTACTGCAAAGTCTTTTGGTGATGAGGGTACATCTAATGCATAAGCAGTTACTACGTTACCTACCATAAATTGTAATGATGCTCTTATAGTTGCAGGTTCATTACTTGGTATTCTAAAACTTAATCTTGTAATAGTTCCTGCCTTTTTAAAATCAAATTCTGCGTTTTGAGATAATAATCCTAATACGTCATCATCTGCATCAATACAAAATTCAAAATTATCATTTACTGATTTTGGTACAAATTTAGATTGTAGAAAACTTACTTGTTCCCACACTTTTTGAATATCTGTACCCCATGTAAATGTAGGCGTATTTGCTGTACCCATATTACTTGTTTCTTCTTTAATTAACCAACTAACACTTATTGTAGCAGAGTTACCTTCCATTTTTACTATGATTTGTTCTTCATCATCTTCTTCTGGTAATGGCATTGGTGATGCAGGTGAATTGTAATCTATACTTACATCATCAAATATTGGAATTTTATACCAATATGAAATATAAGTAGATCCACCACTTTCATCAAATCTTCTAATATAAATAGTTCCCACTACAATCCTCTCCTTGAGTTAGAACGATTAAGTACGTCTAATACTTTTCTTTCAAAACTATCCATTGTTTTTTCATTAACATCTCCATACACGTTAATGATTACTGGACTAGAACTACCACCTGACATTGGTGTAACTCTTTCTGCTCCTGATTCTCCTATCAAATATCCTTGACCTGATCTTCCTATACCCATTACAGGTTCATTGATTATTCCACCATTTGCCATTTTATTTATTCCACCCTTATACATTTGTTGTGAAAACCAGAGCATAGCATCATCTACTGATTCAAATCTACCTTGTCTTAATCCTGCTTCAGCTTCAGTTCTTATTGTTCCTAATTTCATCATTCCTTCTGTTTGCAATACTTTTGACATTGCAACTGTCCATTGATCTACTCTTTTAGCCATCTCTATTGATGCTTCTTGTGCTGCTTGTGTTTTAGGTGCATCTTTTAATGCTTCTAAAGCTGTTGCTGTTCTTTGGAATTTAGCAGTTATTGTTTCTCCAACAGCTCCTAATTTATCTGAAATTTTAGTTCCTGCATCTCTTACTTCTGGGTTTTGTTCATTGACTTTAATATCTTTATTAAATACACCATTTATTTTATCAAATCCTTCTTTTTGTAGTGCAGAATTAAATGTTAAAGCACCGTAGATAATCTTACCAACACCATCTAATAGGTTAAGTAAATTCTCTATACCACCTGCAATTTGTTCACCTAGTATTGTTCCCATCTCTTGTAATACAGGCAATGCTGTTTGATAAAATGGTATGATAAACTTTCTAAGTAACATTAACAGTATAGGTCTCATTAAGAATCCAAAGAAATCACCTATAGGTCTAAGTACCATCATAATACCAAAGTTAAGTAATTTTAACATTTGTTGAAACATTGGTGATGAATCAATAATCATCTTTCCTAATGCCATACCACCACCTATTGCTCCTAATCCCATTCCCATTGCTGCTGTTTTACCTTGACCTGCAAAGAATTTATTCCATTTACTATTACCACCAAAATGTTTTTCAAATGATTTATCTAATTTTCCAAATAATTTATTAGTTCCAGCAGATTGTTCTAACATTGATTTTTCTTCTTTTTCTTCTGGTGTTAATTTGTTTTTACCTTCTAATTCTTTTAATCTTTGAAAACCTGCCATTTTTGCTTGTCCTATGTTTTGAAGCATACCAAAAGCCATACCACCTAGACCACCCATAGGAGCAGCTCTGGTTAAAATTTGCTCCATTCTTCTCATTTTAACTAATTTATTCTCATAGTCTAATCTTTTCTTGTATTCTTCTGTAGTTAACTGTAATCGTTTTTTATGTATTTTTATTGCATTTTGCATTTCTTGAGTAAATACGTCATCTTCTGCACTCATTTAATACACCTCATATAAGTCCTAACGTTTATTTCTATTTAAATTTGCTCTTTCTCTTCGTGCTTCTTCTCTGTATTCATATATTAAAGAGTCTAAATATAGTGATGGTTGAGCATCTACTTGCTCTTTTGTCCACCCGAACTCTCTTGCAAAGAAGTAGTATATGCTTGAGAGGTATCTATTTCTTCTCCCACGAATGTCTCCACCCACTCTTCCAAATACTTCATTAAAGGGTAATCCTTCATGACCTCCTGCATGATTTTTTTAGCAACACTTGCTTTAAGATTTCTAATAGCAGTGACATCTTTAATCGCAAAAGGTGCTTTAACAATAACCGTACTTGTGATTAATTGTCTGTAAAGTGGAATGTTAACTTTAGGTTCATTTACTTTTGTCATATCTAAACACTTGTTTAGAATATTTTCTAATTCACCAAAAGTAATATCATCTTCATATTCTACTGTTTCTGGTGTACCGTTCCAATCTATTTGAAAAGATTTTATTGCCACAAAAGTAATAAAGATAAATTATATAAAAGGGTTTCTATTCTTCTGCTGAAGTTGTATTTGTTGCTGTGACTGTAACAGTCTTCATTTGCCAATTAATTTCTTCAAAGATTGGTTCTACTGGTTCAAATCCAGTAATTCCTAGATCAGAAATTGATAGTCCAGATCCAGTGATAACTATTTTCTCATTAGTATTATCTTTAATAAATGTGAATTGGAATTCTGGTGAACCACCTACTGTCTCACTGTATGTTCCAGAACTTGTACCTGCTTTAACTTGTTCTAATACTTCTTCTAATAAAGTCTTGTTAATGAAAGATGCTTTAAATGATCCTGTAATATCTAAAACTCTTCTATAAGAATCTACAGCATGATGAGAATTTAATCCATAAAGTAACTCACTGTTTTGTGATAAACTAATACTTGCATCTTGACATTGTGCAACTACATTTCCACCAAATGTTAATTCAGCATGTGCAAAAGTATAAGGAAATTCTTGTGATGGTGCTGTTGGAGCAGTTCCTAATGTTGTACTTGGTGCTGTTTCTTTACCATAAGTAATATCAGCAGTACATTCTACTAAACCACCAACAGATGTTGATAATGATAACGAATTCATTAATCCACCTTTAAGAGTTCTGACTACATCAGCAGAAGCTCCATCAAATCCTACTTCTGTTACTATTGTTCTAGGAGTTTTATTTAATCCGTTTGATGCATGAGGATAAACATGAACATAAGGACTTGAACCAGTAGTTGAAGGTTCTCCTAAAATTGCACCAAAAACCCAAGGATTAGAAAGAACAAATGAAACTGAAGCAGTTCCTTGTTGTTGACCATAAGCAAATGAATGTAAAGTATTTTGATTAAGTGAAGGTAAATTAATTCTATTGTTAGTTAATGAAAGGCTAGTTAATCTATCTTGTAGACCAAATTTTTTGTTTGCTGTGCCACCACTAGCGTAAGATGTTTCAAAATCATACTTTAGATAGCCATGAGCACCTGTTCGTACCATGAATGATATTTAAATATTTAACATATAAATATTATGGATTAATTTTTCTGAATCTAACTGTTATATTGTGACGGTATATGTTCCTATATAAGTCGTTATTATGACTAGAGTTTATGAGCATCAAGTCTACATAGTTAGTACCTCTTATGTTCGTTTTAATTATTGAGAATACTTCATTAACTATATTCTGATTATGATCCATATTTTGAAATGTGTGTATATCTACATTCAAATAAATCTCATGAAAGAAATCCTGTCCATAAAGGCTAAAATACTGAGGATTTTCATTAGTAGGATTTATTATAATAAAGTCACGCCTATCGTCCATAAATCCTGTTGCCTTCTCTTCCCATACAAAAGTGATGTCAGGTTTTGTCGATAATGTCCAATTATCAGATATAAGGTTTTTTAGATCCTTTGCTGTATCATACATTGTAGAGTTAGTGGTCATGATTAATTATATAAATACTAGATTATTAAGTTTATCTTTCCCTTTTACTCCTAGTCACTTTACGTTTAAGATTAGCAGCAATTTTTCTATCATCTAATCTCCACTCATCATATTTCTTTGTTCTTTCAGTAGAATATTTCTTTCTTTCGGCAGATATTTTCTTGAATTTTTGTGCTCTTTTTATACTGGTTTTCATACCTGCGTTTAATCTTGGTTTTCCTCTTACTGTTAAAGGATTAATATTATTTGCTTTCATGTATATTGAGTTGGATATTATAAATACTGCCCTATCTATGAAATTTGCCCTAGCTTTGTTTGATTTTAAATTCATGAATCTTTCTAATGTATAATAATGACCTGATGATGTATTGTAAATACCTTTATTTACAAACCAATCTCTTACTCTTTCAATATTAGGAAATCTTGAAAGATATGATTCTTGAAATTCTGCAACACCTTCTTCTGTAAGTTCTAAAACATTTACTTTTTCAAACTCTTTCCATAATAATGCTAATACTTCTTTCATTATTTTATTGTATATTTTAGGGTTTACACCTCTTCCTATAACATAAGATTTAAAATTACTACCACCCCAAATTAATTCTTCATTTTCTGGATTAAATAATTTTAACATATCAGCTCCCTTTATGGGTTTATTATACTGCTGTTGTGTAACCTCAATAGTTTTATCTGTTCTTTGAGTTTTTGGTAAATACTCTGCTTTCCTAGAATACATTACTGTACTTGATTGTGATACCTTTGAATCCTTTTTAATAGTTTTACCAAATTCACTTATTTTTCCCTGTTCTCTCATTTCTTTTATGTATTGTTTTTTTTGGTCTTTTAAATGTGGACTTTTTTTAGCAAATTCATTCTGTTTATATTGTTCCCATTTACCTGCTTTTTTAAACATACCTTTACTTCTCAACCATTTTGCAAAATCAATTTCCACTTCTAAATACTTGTCTAAAAATTCTTTTCTACATTTTAATTTTATAGATTTATTCATAACATCATAATAAACATACATTGGTATAAAATCTATATCTGCTGTGTTTTTAAATCTATCATAAAGTTCTTGATTAGCTTTTCTTGCCAACATAGTCATGTGTCTAGTATAAAGTGATTTTTGTTGTTTTGGTATATCTTTTGCATCATGTAAAACTATTTCTATATCATCTGGTATAGAAGACTTTTGAGATTTTTCCATTATGGTATGAAGAATACTTCTTGTCGATTCTCAACACAGTTTTCTATATCTGCTCTCCAATCTGCTTTTGCAGCTTGAATATCCATACCACTTCCACCCATAGGTAATACGTCCATTCTAAAACTAGAGTTCAAAATGTCTATTGCAGTTAACTTAACACAGGCATCTTGAATGTCATAAGGAACTGTTGCATCACCATAACGGTAAGTAACTCTAACTCTGTTTTTTCTTAAAATAGTAAAAATATATCCTCTTAAAAATAATCTACCGTAAACTGGTTCAAAATCATACCATTGTGTGTTACTTAGAATATCAGTATAAGTAGAATCTGCACCTTGCCAAATTTCTATTTTATCACCCTCGGCAGAATCTAAATCTCTACAATTTCTATGTTTTAGAAATATTGGTGTACCCCACCCATAAGTATAAAGTAATGGTAAATCATGAACTTCCTTTGTAACAGTCTTATTTCTGCCAAATGTATGACCTATTCTTCTGTCGAGTTCCTCTTCTTTTCTATTGATAATCTTCTCGACCTGAGTCTTATTTGGAGTAGTAGTAGCAGTGATTGGAACACGTAGAAAATCTGCGACATCTGCAACAGTACAATATGTAGTAGCCATCAATATATAAAAGTATGCTAACTATTTAAATTTACTACTTGTAAACTACTATATAACGTGCTGTACTGCCAGTAAAATCTGCTCTAATACCGTCTTCAAATCTTCTGTTTATTTCGATGACATTTTGAACATCTTCTCCATATACTTCAAATTCGATAGGATCACTATTACTTGTTCCATTTCTTAATACGAGTTTATCTCCTGCTCCTCCTTTTAATGTGACATGAACTGCAACTACTACACCATGACTTGCTTTAATAGTGGCATCTGCTGAACCGACTGTTATTGCATTATGATTATATTCGACCATGTATATTTGTACTAATCGAAATATATAAAGTTTAAGAAAAAAGAAAGGCTTTTTGGACTCTAGTAGCCGAATACTAGGAACTCAAATGTTGCACTTGCGATAGAAGTTGCATTAGTTACTTCAACGAAAGCATTTCCAGATTGTGGATGAGTGAGTAGTATGATTTTCTCATTGACTTTATCATATTTTACGATATAGTCAGTGCTACTGTATTCTGGAATTACTGCTACTAGGGTTGAAATTCTACCTTCCTTTACGTTGGCAGAAACACCGTTTGTTGCATAAGTATCGCTTCCCCCTGCTGTGCATTTGATCTTGTAACATCTTAATTTAGATGTCAAAGCAGATTGTACGGACAAAGTTTTTGCCACGTTAGCTGCTGTCCAATCACTTACAGATGTGGTAATAGCCATAAATCTTTAAATATTTGGTTATATATAAATATGTTGTGCTAAAATTTAACATTCCATTAAAAATTTGTGATGATTGTTATCTTTTAACATATTCTACAAAAAGTGAAAATAGTGATAAGACATTATATTATTGTCAAAATCCTTTTTGTGTAAAGTTTGGAAAAAATATAGGTTAATTAAACATTAGCTAACGCATACGACTTAGCTAGCTTAATTAAGCTAAGTTAATTAAGTTTGGTATAATATAAAAAAAGAGATTATGGGATTGATCTGCTGTATAATTTACCTTCCAGAGCCATCTTGTACATTTCTGCAACGTATGGGTTTTCACTTGGAGTTTCTGCACCAAGTTCTACCAATCTAGCATATACTCTTACGACATAAGCTAATGCTCCCATAAAGGCAACTACAACTCCCATGTTAAACATCCAGTGATTAGGAACTGCAAAGATTTCCTCTACAAACCAGAAGTGCCACATCTCGTTTACACCAATTGTAAACATTGTTGCTAAGTAACCAAGAATGGTCATTTTCAAACCAGTGTTCATTGAATTATTTACACCTCTGAGAACTGGAACTTTTCTGTCATAGATTGCAACCGTACCCCAACCTATTGGTAGTGCCACAAAGTGACTATATAACCACCAATGAGCTGGTGTAAATGCACTATCTCTAATGGATGTTTGATGAAGTGAACCATCGACAAAATTGTCAACTTCTACTGATGCTGCAACTGAACCCATTGCGATCACAATGAGCCAAATTTTCTTTAGTCGTTGTATTTCAACTTCTTTTGGAATTAATGCTGGCATTTGTGCCATAAATATATATTAATTTTCATCAATATATATTTTGAACGTGCCTAGAAAGTATATAAATAAAAGCCTATGTTAATCATCAATGATTATCATCTTCTAGGTTCTTCAGGTGGATTAGCATGATGATTACACAAACATTGTAAATGATGTATTTCATGTGCAAATAATGATTCTCCAGTATGTGATTTACCTTTACCTAGATTACCTAATATCATTTTATGTCCACGTTCATCATCATAAACTGCACAACCTGCTACTTTATGATGAAATTTCTTCACATCTGGATAACAATATTTGAAAACATCTATATCTTCATAAACATAAACTGCCCAATGTTCATTACAATCAACACTTCCACCTGCTAATACTGCACACATTGAAAAAATGTAAACTGGTAGCGTTACCATAGACCATCAAAAATAAAAAAGAAAAAATTGGATTTTGGCAATTTAGAGTTTAATATCTCTAATCTTACCTTGAGATTTGAAATGACGACATACAGTCTCACCCATAGTTCTGTAAATGCCTTTCTCAACGAAAGCATCATTTACGAATGGATAAGCTGGTGTTCTTCGAGTTGCTTCATAGTATTCTGTTGGAATTGCAATTGCCATTCCGATTCTTGGATAACCATATCCTTCAGCATCAGAAGTGTCTAAAGCGAACAATCTACCGATCTCTGATGAGTCAGCAGAGTTGCTTGGAGCATCTTTTGATGGAATGAATGGGATTCCATAGATAGAATCAACGTGAATTCCGACACCAGTACCTTTGAAAGTTTGGATACCATTAACGTCAACTTGTACAAGTGCTTCACCGTAAGGATTTGGAATCCTGACAGAAGGCATGTAAAGTCCTTGGATTTCTGAGTATACCTCATGTGATCCGAGGAAGACGTTTGGATCTTTTCCTGCTGCGATTCTGATCTTTCTTAGGAAAGTTCTCAGAGTATCATCAGTTAGGACACCATTAGTACCGATTGTACCAGAAGCAGATTCGACAGTACAGTCATACGTAGTGCTTGAGTCACGATCAATGGTAGCGTTTGCTGCCCAACAATCGTAATAACCGTTGTACGAACCACCTAGAGCATCTTCTTCAGCATCACTTGAAATGATTCTGTCGAGTGTCTCGAAGTTTGTTGTACCACTGTTATTGGCACTTGCGTTTGCTGCTTCATTTTCAACATCTGCTAGCAACATTCTATTAATGAATTCTTTGTGCTGAACTGCCATATACAATCTAAGTGAACCAAGTCCACCCCAGATGTCATCTTTACTGTGAGTTGCCAACCATTCCATAACCTCAGATGCACTAAATGCTAACTGAGCAGTTTTTGGTCTGATGTCAATCTCTTGTAAAGTTGGTTTGACAGTTTCGGCAATAGATCCACCCTCAGCAGTACCACCTAATGTGGTATTACCATTGGTTGTAGTCATAGTTGGTTTAGCCGTAATGGTACGCCAACCAGATTTATCCCATGGAACTTTTGGCAAAATACCAAAAGCATTTGCTTCTAAGTTAAGCTGAGCCCATGCATAAGCACCAAATACTGCGTTAAAAACACCAGTAGTTGATGTTGTGATTGGAGCATCTGCTTTTCTAATGAGGTTTCTATTATGTCCATAATAGAGTGCTTCTAGTTCGTCTATTGTTCGTATTTGAGCCATTTTTAGAACAACCTCTCCTCTTCAGAAGGAGTGTAATAATCACCTTTTTGAATCTTCTGTGCGATTGTTGATAAACCTTCATAACCAACATCTCTTGCATCTTTCAAAATCATGCTAAAATCAGACATTTCTGATTTGTTAACAGATTCGATTGCTGCACTTGGTCTTGGAGTTTCTGTAGTAAAATCAAAGTTGACTTTCTGTGCTTTTTGTTGCATAGATAATCCTTTTTGATCTTTTTCTGGTTTATCATCACCAGATTTATCATCATCTAATCCTGCTTGAACAGAATCGGATTGATAAGCTTCAGGAACTACGACTTCAGCTCCAATGTCTTCTTTATCAGAAGTTGCAGGTTGGAGTTCGAGTTGGGTTTCTGGTTTTTCCTCAAGAGCTTTATTAAGTCTTGATTCTAAATCAGCTTGAGATTCTGAAAGTGCTTTTACGTGCTCTGTGAGACTAGATAGAGTTTCGAGTAAGGCTTCATCAAAAGATTTGTTTGTGTTCTCCTCTTCTGACTCGTCTTCTTTTTCTTCAGAAACTTTTTCTTCATCTTCATGGTCTTCTTTACGAAGTTCTTCCAGAGTCATGTTATTACTGGATTTAAATATATTGAGTATATATATATTACTGAAATTTATAAGTTTCTGTTCAATTCTTTTAATTGTATAATTTTTTCATTCCATTCTAATGAACGTTTAATATCTTTTAATTTCTTTGTTCTTTTTACATTAATACCACCTGTTTCTGATATATCCATACCACCTTGTTTTATAGTTCCATCATAGTTTTCTCTTATTCCACCATAATATTCTTTCTTTAAATCAGAGCCATTTTGATTGTACATACCATGTAATTCACCGTCAGAATTGGAATGATCCCCACTTTCTTTTTCGTTTTCATCATTTTTCTTTTTCTTTTTACCTTCTCCACCATGAACAGCATTAAATGTTCCATCAGTAGATGTTGACATTCCACCACCATCACCATCTTTCTTTTTCTCACCTTTAACAAATGCTCCTACTATTTTCTTTGCATTTTCCTCTGGATAACCTTCATCCATTAGTGCTTGAACTTTACCTTGGAATGTACTATATTTACCTAAATCTGCTTTTGCTACATCTTCAATGTTTTTTTCTGTGTATTCAGTAACAGATGTTTCTTTTTCCCACATCTTACATGACCAGTATTGTGCTGAAGTAATATCTTTAGCATTATCACAATCATGTCTTGCTCTAAATGATGCTCTTCTTTCAGGATCATCACGTTTAATTTCCATATTTGGATCACCAAATCTTACAGTAACTACGTTACCTGTACTTGGATCTTTAACATATACTTTGAATTTTTTATCACCATCATCTCTCATTGGTTTGTTTAATGGTTTATCTTCATCTGCTTTTTCAACTTCTTTTAATTTAGTATAATAATCTGCAACTTCATTTAGATGATCTCTTGCTATTTTTTCTGCAACTTCTTTATCATCAGTATGTTCCATTTCAACTTTGATTCCCATCTTTAATTGTTCTGGATCTGGTTCTGCTTTGTACATTTCTTGTTTTCTGCCTACAACTTTTGCTCTATTCATTATTTGTTCTGGATCAGCATTTTCTGGATCTGGATCTAATTGTTCTGCTTTTTTTGTATCTCCTTTTGGAACACAGTTTGGAACTTGTTTACCATCTTTTTCTTTCATTCCAACTTGTTCATATCCTTCCCAACATGGATCTTCTGCTTTTTCAACATAACAACCCATTTTACTGCATTGAATTACCATCTTACCATCACCTCTTTCAGTTGCATCATGATCTGCTTTTGCAATAGGATTAAAATCAGTTATTAATGCCATTGGTACAGCAGGATCTTTACATACTGCAACCTCATAATGTTCTAAATCTTTGAGTGCATAAGCAATAGAACCGTCTTTCATAACGATTGGTGCTCTATTTGTTCTAGTTGCACCACCAAATGATAGTCCTTTATACTCTCCTTTCTTGATTTTATCCCAAATAACATTGTCTAATTCATAATTTTTGAATATTTTACCAGTGATTTTGATTGCAGGAAGTTCTTCACCTTTATCATTTTTTACTACAGTTCTTGAATAATTGATACCTCTACCTACAATTCTGTTAGAATGTGTGTCAGAAATTGGTGCTCCTCTGTCAATCCATACAGGTAAAACCTTGTATAACTCATCAACAATGGTAACTTCACCTTGTTTATCTTTCATTTGTACTGTTAATAGACCTTCAAAATATCTTTCATCTGAGTTTATGTTCTCCATACTCTTTAAAGTAGATTCAAAACCGTTAAAGAACACTTTATCTTCCATATATAAATGAAGTTCGGTAAAGACTAATAAATATTTTGATAAAAAAGGAGTTTTACTACTCGATTGGAGTAGTTTTTGCCTTTGTGACTGCATAATCAACAGAAAAACCTGCTGTTAGACCAATCAAGGCTACACCTAATAGACTCATACCGTCTATGGCGATTGTTTGAGCAATAGCAACACCAGTAAATACTGCAACGATCAAAGCACCAATAAGTTTCTTAGCAGAATATGATTCTTCACTTCCTAAGTAACCTCTTACGGTATTTAATCCTGCACCAACTACGGTTGCAATTACTGCGATCAGTAACGGATCTGCCATGAAAATTGTATAGTATCGACCTATTTAACTCTTACTTAAACCTTGTGAACGATTCATTCACATTATTTATCTAGTAGTTCTTTTACTAGGTCATCAAAATCAGAATTTGCTTCTGGGTGTAATCTATTTGATTGTTTATCAACAGCTTTTGCTAAAATAATAATAGTTTTTTGCAATCTTTCTACAGTTTCGCATAAATTCTTTTGTGTTTTTGAAATTTTTCTAAAGTATGCCAAAACACCTGAACCTGTACCTAATGCGATTGCAATTACAGCTTCCTGATATATTGTGTCAAGAATTTCTAACATGTAGTATAAAAGTCTTACAACTATTTATATTTATATTGGTTTTAGATATTCCATTTTAATCAAATATGGTATAATCATTGGTTCTTCTGCTATGATGAACGTAAGATCACCTAATGAAACATTTGAATTACATGAAAACTTTCCACATTTGTAACATAATTCAATTTCAAAATCTTTTCTACCGTATTTGTAAATTTTACTTTTACAAACATTACATTTTTCTATGTTTTTGGCTTTGATTTTTGAATAAACTGCCATAATATAGGAAAAAAGGGTTTATTAATAAGTATTGTTAATAAAACGTATGGCTTCTTCGATATATATTTACGATAATATGAAAGAATTTGAAAGATTTTACAAAGGATTTCTAACAGAACCAATGAAAAAAATTAACATTGTTGACATGTATATCAATGACAAATCAAAATTATGGGTAGTTACAAACACAAATCAAGAAAAAGAAAGACCTACATTACAAAAATCATTAGTTCATTTTAGAAACGGTAACATATATGGTTATCAAAATGATAAAACAGTTCTAGTATTGCATGATAAAATAAAATTTAACAAGAAAAAAATGCAATTAGAATTTTTCCCAAGATTTTTAAGAAAACCAATGCTGTCTTGGAGAGTTGATAGATATTTTGAATCAACCATTCCTAACAAAAACAAAATCATAGATTATGATATGAAATTTTATGATTATGAAATGGATAGAATTAATTTTATTTTAAAAAATGATTAACGTCTATAGGATTGTGACGGATCATTCATAATTAACTTCCAATCTTGTCCATGTCTTCGTTTTACTGACTTCCAGAATGGATCTGCACCAAATTGACCACCTTTTTTGTTGTAATCTTTGATGTGAGTTGCACATCTTCTATGACATTTAGTACATAATCTACCATTAATCTGTTCTAAATTGAACTTGTAATCACCACAAAAGTAGCACATACCATAATAAATTTGCTTAATTGGCACTAAAATTGTCTCTCTACCTCTTTTTCCTGCACAATCTCCACAAATATCAAGCACTAATGCTGCAACTGCGTTATTTTCAAAACAGTTGTAACACATACCTTCCTTGTAATTATTGACTTTGGTATATTCATTATTCTGATGAATGTCCCAGATTTTCTTTCCTAAATCTGTATTTCCTATATTAACGTCTAATTTAGTTGCCATGATCTCTTTTTATGTTTTTAATCTTCTTTAAACAATCTTCTAAACATACAAATACTTCTTCATTTTTAAATGTTTTTATCTGTAATTGTATTTCAGATATGGTATTATCTATTTTATCTTTACTTTTAGTAACCTTTTCTTTAGGTACTTTGATTTGTACTGGTTTTTCTAATTTCTTTTTACTCTTCATCATCATCTTCCCATCTCCTTGTCATTCCTAATTCATGCTTTACAATTTCTCTTGCTTGTCTAACTGTCATACCTCCATATTTTCTAAGTTCATCTACTGTTTTTGTTTTTTTCCACCCATAATCCATTGCAGTTTGTAATGTTTTCTTTACAACTTCAAAGTTTGCAGGAGTAATTCCATCATGATAATTCTTTTGACTTAGAGTTGTACCACTACCAGATGAAGGACTTCCTTGTGAAATACCACCCATATCTGATGGTCTTGTTTGCATTGGTTGTCCTTCAAAGTTTTGTCTGTTTTCTACTGGTGCTGCTGTACTTCTACCTCTTCCATCAATTCCACTGTTATCCATATTTTCATTTTGTCCATCAATAGATGATTCTTTTGATACATTAAACTCACCCGTATGTGTTCTTGTTACTTTAAATCCCATTTGTTGTAACATAGCCATGTTTTGAATCTCTACACCATCTCTTTGTAATTCTGATAGTTTATCATTCTCTTCACCTGCTACAAGTTTAAGATCCCAATCATCTACACCCATAACTTCAGTGAATTTCTTGAAAAATGCTTTGTATAATATGTCTTGTCCCCATTTTACTGCTCTGTTTGTAATTGTAACTTGTAATCCTTCTTGTGACCAACCACCTACCATCTCACCATAGTACAATGGAAGCACACCAAACACTGCACCAATTATTTGTCTTAGTTCTTTTCTAACTTCAATGAATTGTAATTCCTGTAATGAACCAGTAAAGTCTATCCAATTTGCCATATTCTTTCCACCTTTGTCTGATTCTACCATCAATGGGTGAATCATGTAAGGATCTTCAATAGCCTTCTGCTCAAGAGCATCCCATGATTTTCTGAATGTTTCATAATTTCTTGATGCAATAACTAGCAATCCTCTTGGTGGTCTCATCTTATCAAAGTATTTTCTTACATATTCGTCCATGTGAGACAATGACATAGCCTTTGACCATACTGCATAGATAGGAGAATAGCCATAAATCAGTGAAGGTCTATACTTTCCTGCTTTCCAAATTACTTCACCTTCACCATAGATGACTCTTTTTGGGTGTGGTACACCAACAGAATATACAGAGTTTACTTCCATGATTGCTTTTATACCCTGTGCATTACATCTATCACATCTTTCAGAATACAATCTCTTGTCTCTATGTTCAAATCTAGGGCATACCCAAATCTTTTGTTTTTTATCATCATAACCAATTCTACCATCACTATCTGCAATCATTGCAACTTGTGGTGGGTCAACTCTCAACAGTTCTTTGATCTCAGTTTTATCATAATCAATATCACCAGTAGAATCATCTATCCAATAATTCTTTAACATCAACAAGTATGCATTATCTGCAATTTCCAAATCTCTTTCTAACTGTCTTGCAACATCTTCAAGTGTTTGGTTGTTTCCATTAATAGGATTAGACATTAGTTTTTCAAGTATCTTTCTATGTTCTGGAATAGGTCTTACTAAATCATAACTTTGACATGAATCACACTGTAACATCTTTGATTTTTCTGCACTTTCTCTCTCAACGTTAATGTTTGGTGCATATTGAAATTCTTTAGAACAATTATTACATTTGTATTTGAATCTCTCTACAATCTCAAATCCGTTCTTAAACATCTCTCTGTTAATAGTCTCAATAGGAATACGTAAAGCATCAATGTTTTCTGCTAACTCATAAATCATAATCAATGGGAATGGGAAAATTGGAAGTTTAGCACCTGTGTCGGTACTCATATAGGGTTGAGCAATAGATGGTCTTGAGGTAGTCTCACTATAGGATTTGTTAACTGTGAATAAATTACCTATTTTACCAAAAGTATCCTTAATACCCATTAGTATATGTCATATATTAGTGACTAATAAACTTTGTCAAAAATTGTCATTTATTGTCCTTTTTTGTCAGAATCACCGTGATTAGGACATCTAATATTTCTACCTATATCACCGTTACAAGTACACTTGGTAACTGGTTTTGATATGACTACTTCTTTCTCTACTATCTCATTTTTATCTGATTTAGACATACAAAAATAATATTTTTAAAGCATATAAATATTATTATAAATACCTAGTGGTGTGAGCGATTGCATACTCCTATGATGCTTTACGTTGAGGGAGAGGACTGACGTAGCGAATCAGCTAGGTTTATATTAGGAATATACTTTTAGTATTTATGCATACATGTAAAAACCTATGCTTGAGAATACAAGCAAAAAAGGGCGAAAAGAATTATCAGGTATCAAAAAGATGTTCACTTTGCAATGTATTTATCAAGACAGATGATATACATTGTCCTTGCTGTAAATACGTGTTACGTTATAATGTACGTACAAGAAAGAAATCAGTAGAATACAAAAGAATTTAAATATCCTTTTTATACCTTTTTGTATGGTAGAGTTAACATTAAAAGATTTTAGTACAATAATAAAGTGGTGGGAATTAGCGTTCGCAAAAATTCCTGTTGAGAAGATTTCATTAGAAGATAGAAGAACGTTCTGGAAGATTACATTTCTGTGCGAAGATTTAATCGAGGAAGAGAAACTCTTCAAAAAAGATGAATAAGTTACTAATAATAACATCAATAGCACTTGCTTTTTTAGCATTTTATTTGGTATCAACGGTGGACATTCCACAGACAGATTGTCCACTACGTATAATTGCAGGTACAAAAATCTGTTAAGTATATTGCGACATCAAAAAATTCGACATTTACAGATAAAGTATATATAACCCATTAGTCAAATAAAATTGTCCGTCAGGGATTACCCTTTCTGCTAGGCAGTTGAAGGTTCAAAGAACCATCGGTATCCCTCTTAGGACTTTCATCTCCGAGAGTGAAAGAGCGTAGAGACGTCATCA